CCACAATGGCTATTGGGAAGATGATATATGTAGCTATATTTTGCGTTTGAAGGTTATTCACACCAATAAAATAAGATAAATAGGCTAATGTATATCCAAAAACGGTTTGACTTAATGGGAGTTTTGATATAGGTCCGCCTTTACCAAGTGTTAATTGTGAACATTTTGCAATAGAATATTTGCTCTGAGTTGGTGCATTTTCATCGTTTATATCTGGTAATATACTGGCTACCATGACTGTCGCAAATGACGCTAATAATAGTCCCAATAAATACATTACTCCTTTTAAATCTTGGTTGAACAATGACTGCAATGTGAAATAACTCACAATTATGAACGGTGCTAACCGAAAAAACATGTATAGGATATTAATCAAGTTGAGTTCCATTCTACAATTTCTATTATAATAATCATAGAAATTGTAACAAGCTAAAACATTCTATTTACATATATTGTTTTTTAATCAAATACGTATTTCATAGCCTCTTTAATATTATCGACTGCATGGAACGACATTTCAGTTAGATCAACCACGTCGGCATATTTCTCCATAAACTCATCGAAATCTGTTTTGTTTTCAAGAGGATATAATATCTTTTTTACACCGGCACGCATACTTCCTAATATTTTTGAATCTAATCCTCCAATTGCTGTAATACGTCCTTGTAAATTGGTTTCACCCGTCATAGATATAGTGTTTTGAATAGGTCTATCGTTCAATAAACTAAATAGCGAGAGTGTAATTGCTCCACCTGCAGACGGTCCATCCTTGGGAGTTGCTCCTTCGGGACAATGAACATGCAATCCGAAATTTTTGGTATCCTCGAACTTTTTCATCAATTCTTTTTGTCTATGCTCGGGGGTTAATGACCAAGCAAGCGTTTTTGCTACATTCATACTCTCTTTCATTACATCTCCTTGCATACCAGTCAACTTAAGGTCCAAGAATGCAGCTGTGGGGAAAAACTGGCTCTGAATTGGGATAATTCCACCTTTCCCTAGAGCATTTGCCCACATACCGTTAATTGTTCCAACTGATGGTTCTTTGTGAATCTTTACATCATGCACTTTACGGTTTTTCTTAAGATACTTTGTTCCTAAATCTTCGATTGTAATTTTAACAGGTAATTCAATACTCGCTTCACTATTCTTGGAAACGTTCAACAATTGAATGTTTATTTCACCAAACAAATCGAACAGAATCTCTTTTAATTTCCTGACACCAGGCTCCATTGTATATGTTTCTATTATGTGCTTAACAACCTCCTCTGATAAATAAACTGTGTTTTCAAATCCCATCTTCTCATTCAAGTCAGGGATAATAAATTTATCTACGATAACAATCTTATCTGACCAAGATAAGTTATCAAATTTCACTCTGTGAATACGGTCCAATAATACACGGTCAATTTGGTCAGGGTCGTTGTAAGAGAATATAAACAATGCCTTGGATAAATCAAATGGAACACCACTGAAAAATCTATCTTGGAACTCGTCGTTTTGTGTTGTATCAATTAAATGTGTGAGAATACCAATGATTTCACGACCTTGTTCTGTTCTACTTACCTTGTCTAACTCATCAATGTATATGATAGGATTCATGCACTTACTTTCCATCAAGACGTCTACGATTTTCCCCCATGTTGAATTTACATAAGTATAGTTGTGACCCTCCAAAGTGGAGCCGTTGGACGAACCACCGAGTGCTATGAACGACATGGGACGGGACTCGCCATTATCATCTTGAAGACATCTAGATAATCCTCGCTTGGCCAAGGACGTTTTACCAACACCAGGTGAACCCTCAAATCCAAAACAATATCCATTTTGCTCACCATTAATCCATTGACTTACAATTTTTAAAATCTGCTCTTTCGGCTTGGTATGTCCATATATGGAATCGTCCAATAATTCGTTTATCTTGGACATTTTACCCTCAACATCCTTTATTTCACTACCAATCGAGTCTACTTGTGAATGAATATTAATATTCAAATGTGTAGGGTTTATCATTTGTAACATATTAAACACTTTTGCGGACAACTCCTTGTCTGTTCTAGCTGAATTCAACTGTTCGGTCACAAATGCAAGCATCTTTGGTTTCGTTTTATGGTCATCAGTCAGAGTGTCTACAAATAGCTTTACGGCAGGAATTAATTGTGCCTTTGACAACTTCGATATTTTTGAAAGACATTCGTCAATCGTCGAATTTGAAACAAAATCCGATATTGTGTTTAAGGCACTACCTACTTCATATAATGTGTATTTCTCCTTAACTTCAACATTCGTGTCCACAATAGAGCGAACTTTCTTGAATAATTCATTAATATGAGCCATCTTGCATAATATGGGCTCTTTGCGATAGACTCCAAATGGGACTCGGACTAAACCTTCCAAGTATTGTTTTGACTTATTACCTTGGTCATCTCCCTTGCCTTTTATCTCCTTCAACTTCAACATAGCTCTGTTGCGAATTTTATCATTAGCGCGCATAAGTATAACTTGTTGTTCTAAAGATATTTTGCTGTCGTCACATTCAGATAGTGTGTCTTGGGTATATTCAATCGTGTTTATCATTGTTTCTTTGAAATATTGTTTCATCTTCCAGGGAAATGTGTTGAATAGTAACATTTGCTCGCGATTATCATTACCATCTACGTTGTCGATCGAACCAATTAAATCATATAACATATAAGCAATATATTGCACCTCATTGTCTAGATTATACAAGAATAAGTTAATCATCATTTTACGTCTTGCGGGTAAATCCATATCGAAGAAGTGTTTGACTATTCCTTCTACACGGTTGTTTTTAACATATTTAACATCGGTTGCGATTGATGTGAAACGCTTCGCCAAGTCTTTTGCACTATATATTAGTAGTTCTTTTACAGAAAGCGATTCAATCCATCTTTCAATCAACTCTTCTTGTTCGGTATCTGCATCTTTCAACACATGTGCGCGTATTTTATCAAGACTATCCTTTATGAATTGATTGTCGCTTAAATATTGATGTGGAACGTCGCGCATAATACCATTTATACAGAGGGATTTCTTATCATTTCCGTTTCGCAACATCACTCTTAACCCGTATACAGATTGATGAATCGAAGTATACATTGTGGACGGTTCAAAACATTCTAAATGAGGTTGAGGTTCAATATTGATTGTGTAATCAGTCACTTTATCAATTTGCACATTATCAATAGCATCACATTCTGTCCAAGACATGTTTTTAAAACCAATCGGTAACATGTATTTTTCAAGAATATCCAATTTATCTGCTATATATTTATTTGTAGGCTCGTATGTATACAATTTGTTATATTTCACACCAAATACGACATAGCATATGTCTTTCATATAATGGGTTCCGTGAGTAGAAAACAATATGGAGAGCTTATCGAATATTTTTTGAATGTCTTCGATTGTCTTGGGTGTGTCTTTTTCTGTTAAAGGTAGGGATTTTAATATTTTTTGAGCAGATTCATAGATTTCATGTAAATGGTCAACACATTGGGATATACTACTGTTACTAAATACATCATAGTTTTTACATGTATCTAATGATAAATATGTATTTTGTATAATATTGACCAAGGTATCGAGCTTGTTTTTAATAAAAATATTGAAATCAGAGCTTTTGTTTGTGTCGCCCACCACATGCTCGTTTTTTAAATCTGTTGTTTTTTTTGCAGGTACAACAGAGTTAGAGGCTTTTTTGGGCACATTTTTCTTCGCTTTTACCATGATCAAATATATATTCTAGAATTAGATTTAATTTTGCTCAGATAATTAACTAAACTGATATAGACAATTGCCTATATATTGTATAATTAAGTATGGGAATACCTAGCTATTTTTCGTATATTATTAAGAATTATTCTAATATTATACGGCAGTATCGACATATACCTAATGTAAATGGTGTTCGATTCCAATATCTACTTATGGACTGCAATTCTATTATATACGATGAATTTCGAAAAATGGAAGAGCTTAGAAAGGGTGAAGCATTTATCACTAAGGATATGGAAAATTGTTTAATCCGTAATGTTATTAAGAAAATTAGTGAATATATTAGCTATATTTCACCTACCAAACTTGTTTACATCGCGTTTGATGGTGTAGCACCACTTGCAAAAATGGAACAACAGCGCACTCGTAGATACAAAAGTAGTGTATTGTCGAAAATAAATGCTATCGTTTCGAATAAAAATAATGTGAATAATTCATGGAGCACGTCAAATATTACTCCGGGAACAGATTTTATGAAGAATCTTACTAAACAAATAAGTAAATCATTCACCGGACTCGATAAACATTATAACGTTAAGCAAATTATTGTATCGGGAACTGATGAATGCGGTGAAGGAGAACATAAAATGTTTAAACATTTGCGTCAATCTAATATTAATGTTGATGAAACGGTCGCTGTTTATGGATTGGATTCTGATTTAATTATGCTTTCTGTTTTTCATTGCAAATATGCTAAAAATATTTTCATTTTCAGAGAAAAACCTGAATTCGGTAAACATCTTATTCCTTCGTCGGCGAACAAGGACGATGAATATCTTTTTTTAAATATTCAAACATTTTCACAGGCAATATTAGAGGAGATGCATTGTGATAAACATGATGCATATCGATTATATGATTATATATTCATGTGTTTCTTTCTAGGGAATGACTTTTTACCACATTTTCCATCGTTGAATATTCGCACTACGGGTATCGATACTTTGTTAACTTCTTATCGCAATCTAATTGGAAAATACAACGACCGTCGGTTTATATCAAACGACAAAGAAATAAACTGGAAATGGGTTTCATTGTTCGTTAAAGAATTAGCGAAAACAGAACATGAGCGTATATTGGGTGAATATGAATTGCGCGAAAAGTGGGGAAAACGTAAATGGCTTGCTGATAATGATGATAATCGGGATTTTGCCGTTCAAAGCGTTCCCGTCATTTATCGAGCAGAAGAAAATTATATTGCTCCTAAAGAGCGCTCGTGGGAAAGGCGGTATTATAACACGTTGTTTCAACCTGATATAAATGTAGAGTCTGTATGTATTAATTATCTAGAAGGATTAGAATGGGTGTTTAAATATTATACGGTTGATTGTCCTCATTGGAAATGGCGTTATCAGTATCATTATCCACCACTTCTAACAGACTTGACTAAGCATGTACCAAACGGTTCTCATGATTTCATTACCAATGATTCTACAAATAAACCCTTTTCCGAAAATGTTCAACTGGCGTATGTATTACCTCCTGCAAATCATGGTCTTCTACTTGCTAATGTGAAACGTGATTTGGACACTTTATATTCTCAATGTTCCGTTACCGAGTTTTCATTTCAATGGGCATTTTGTAGATATTTTTGGGAAGCTCATGCGATTCTTCCTGAAGTATCTATCGATGTTTTACATGAATGGGACAAAAAATGGGCTACTAAACCTAAAACGGTTCGTTCTAGAAAAAAGAATTAGGAATGTGCATCTCAATATACTCTAGAAAGTATAAAATTGATTGTCTTGTTGATTTATCATAATGAAGATATCGAAGTCTTCATTATGAATACTATTTATAACTATTTGAGCTATTTCTGGGATAAAACTGTCCCGTTTATTACACGCGGTATGATTATGTATGCAGTTGTGATTGGATTACATTACTCGGCTGCGAATTTATACCCCCGAATGTGCACTCCAGTTACAGTAATTGGGTTTATTATGTCCCCCTTTATGGTTATTGCTCCCCATTGTGCCGGTTTACGCTGGTTAATTACATTTACAGGGACACAAATACAAAATATGTGGTTATGGATAGCGGGATATTTAATATACTATGCAGACGGGGTTGTTAGGGAAAATTTTACATCTAAGACTCCTGCTGAAAATAAAAATACAGTCGATGTAACTACTCAATACCCGCAAACGCGAAGTCGAACTCGTTCTGTAAATAATACGGATTCGGGTTCCGAATAGGGACATATTACATTTTAATGCGAAAGACTGCACATAAAAACTCATAACTCTTCTGTTTCAGACATAGGGGGGGCTTCAGTTTCAAGACATATGCAGAATTCGCATTCCATTAATATAAAACACATACATGTTATAACTATTATAACAGCAACTAACAGCAGGATTTCTGTTTCCATTACATTCATAATAGGACGTTTATATTTAAAT